TTATAAAGTCACATTGTACATAACAACCTTACCAATCAGATATAGGTCATCTGTATTCTCGTAACTAAATATGATGTCCCGAAATGCCATATCCGAGCTATCAGGTTTAAATACAAATTCTTGATGTTGTTTGTCATTGTAGAATCTTTTAACTGTATAATCCCCTCCATTCTTAATAACTACAATATCTCCATCATGGATATCTGGTAGTTCTATATTTCTTAATACGGCGATAATAGCGCCGTTTTGGATAACGTTGTTCATGCTTTCACCGTTAACCGACATAAGTATAATATTCTTATTGCCTGCGTAACGACCCATCATGAAGTCTGGGACTGATACGGTAGGGAGGGTGCTAATACCCTCTATATTAGTTAACGCCCCTGCAGATACCGCGGAGGGTACGTAGTGGTATGTGCTGACGACGCCAGAATTATTGACGAAGTTTAAGTGTGCATTATCTTCTTCCCATCCCATAATATATGCTGGGGACACGTCATATAATAACGCTAATTTCTCTATGTTCTCTGCGGGGATATTAACTATATCTAGTGTTTCATAACGTTGCAGCGTCACCTTGGAAATCCCTAGTTTCTCCGCTACTTCCTGGAGCGATAACCCTAATTCTAGTCTCTTATTTCTGATTCTATTAGCTAATGATATTTGCGACTCAGTTAGTGGCTTCTTTAAGCGAGTGTTAATTATACCCATTATCTTCACCTCCTTATGCATTTATAATATCATTTTATTACCTTTTAGGCAATATTTTTCTAAAAATACATAAAAATGTTACCTATTAGGTATTGACGCATCCTAATACATGTGATATTCTTTAGTTACCCGATAGGAAACGTAAAGGAGGTGAAATGAATGATTGCAGTAAATAAATTGAAAGCGGCTATTGTGGAGAGCGGATTAACTCAGGGCGAGGTAGCTCGCGAGATAGGCCTTACTGATAGGGGGTTTCGGTATCGATTAAAAAAAGGTAAATTTTACAATACTGAAATTGAAAAGCTAATCAGCATATTACCGATTAGCGATCCAATGGGTATTTTTTTTGCGGATAAAGTTACCCGATAGGCAACACATTGAAGGAAAGGAGGGGGTAGTGCACATGATTAAAAAAGTGATTTCGGTCGCTCAAATGTCGGCTGTACTTGGTGTTAGCCTAACGGCAACCCGAGAGGGAATCGCAAGAGATAGATTTCCATTTGCCTACGCCTGGCAGTCGCCAGGTAAGAAATCCCGTAGCTTTGTCATCGATAAAGAGGGATTTAGAACATTCCTTGTCCATTCGCTAGGTTGGGACGTGAAAGTAGTTGATGCGGAGTTTAAATCCGCAGGAATTCATTAGGAGGATAATCATGACATGGATTGATGCAGGAATGCATATAAGCTTAGCTGCGGCAGCAGTAGCATCTATTTTATCAATGATGATGTTATAGGAGGAACGTAACTATGACTGAAATTCCAACAAATTATAAGAACATGAAACGCCATATGAAAGCAGTTGAATCAGATCGAATTCTAAATAATATCAATAGCAATATTATGGATGCTGCATATGAGTTACAAGATTTAATGTGTGATTATGATGAATCGGAAATCCGTATTATCGTGACTACAGATGGTATTACATCTGAACGGATTGAGGAGGACGATGAGTAATGGGCTACATGTTATTTGGTACATTCCTTATCGCCGGATCCATGGGTTCCCTGGAACTCGACCAGATAGGATATATACAGTTTGGAGTACAGGCACTCATAGGTTTGGCCGTATCCATTTATGGCTTTTATAAAGATAAAGCCGAAATGAATGCCGAGGAACGTGAAGACGTTGCGTATACCGCTAAAGTAAGAACTCACGGGAAGTATTGCAAGAATCCATATTACAACTAAAAGGAGGAAGAAAATGGCAAAACCTTATATCAGTAAACAAAAGGTAAGAGGCTTCGTATCTCGTGTCAGTCTTGATAAAACCGATGCAATTGAAAAAGAATATGAAGCTTTGATGACTAAAGAAATTAGGTCGCTAGATGCTTTTAAACGTCTAGAAGAGGCTTTATTTGAAGCTCGGAAAGCGGCTAAAGAAATTAAGCAAGCAGGGTTTGGTGATAGCGTTTTGGCTAGTATGCCGGCTTCGGAATTTTTAATAGATCGTATGATTAGTCGATGTAAGAGTTTCTATCATAAACCTCCAAAAGAATGGGCTGCTATTTGTGAACTCTTAAAGCCCTTCGCGGAACGACTATCAAATGTACGCAATGCTAGACAGGATGCTTACAGAATTATTGATGAGGCGCAAACTGGTCGGGCTGCTGCGGATACGTTAAAAGAAGCAGGCTTAGATTATTATACGTGGGAAAATGGAAAGCCTGAGAGGATGCTTGATTTAAGCGCTTTGAAAGGCGGTGATTAAATTGCGAGACTGTAACAAATGCCCCAATCGAGAGTATTGCATTCCTGATGAATGCGAGGATTTGGGCATGAAAAATGAGCCTGATGATGCAGCAACATCAACAAGCTCAAATTAGAAAAATACTATTCTACGTTGATTATATCACAGAAAGGATATCTTATGGAATTCTTATTAGTTACTTACGATACCAGTGATTATTACTGGCAAAATAACACACCGGTGCATAACCCAGATGAATTTTGGTTTAGATATTACGAATCCGATACAAATGTTCCAATCGACAATATTGGTGTTGGTGATTGGGTTGTTGTTAAATCAAGAAATGGACTAGGCGTTGCTCGTGTTTTGAAAAAGGCAAAAGACCTTGATACTGTTCGGATGCAAGGTTTCAAAGGAAATGTAGTCAAACAGGTCATTGCAGTTATCGATACTTCTAAATGCGATAAACGCGAAAGTGATCGAGCTAAGTTGGAGGACATAGAAAAGAAACTCGAACAAAAGGCTAAGAACGCTGAGCGCTTGACTATGTATCGGTTACTTGCAAAAGATAATCCAGAATTCTCAGCGTTACTTACTGAGTATGAATCTGTAAAGGCGTCTGTCGATGAATTATAGTGCTTTTATTAACTCCAAGTCTAAAATGTCAGAATCTCACGGATTTATTATTGATGCAGGTATGCTAAATAATCATTTATTTGACTTTCAACGAGATATCGTTAAATGGGCCTTGGCCAAAGGTAAAGCTGCCATATTTGCAGATTGCGGTTTAGGTAAAACTTTAATGCAATTGTCCTGGGCGCATGAGATTTATCTACACACGGGTGGATCAGTACTCATATTAGCACCACTAGCTGTGGCCGCTCAAACGCAGTCTGAGGGTGAGCGTTTCGATATTCCTGTGACTATATGCGAATCCGATGATGACATTGTGCCAGGTGTTAATATTACAAATTACGAGAAACTAGGACGATTCAATACCGATAATCTAATAGGTGTCGTGTTGGATGAATCGAGTATCCTAAAATCATTCACTGGTAAAGTACGTACGGATTTGATTAATCGATTCAGTAATACGCCATATCGGCTAGCGTGTACGGCAACACCCGCACCGAATGACTATATGGAGCTTGGCAATCATGCGGAGTTCCTAGGCATCATGAGCCGTAATGAGATGTTATCCATGTATTTCACGCATGATGGTAGTGATACCGCTAAATGGCGATTAAAAGGCCATGCAGAGAATACCTTTTGGGAGTGGATGGCGTCATGGGCAGTAGTGCTAGATAATCCGGCATCCCTGGGTTATGAAGATGATGGCTATGAATTGCCTGAGTTACACGTACATGAAATTGTTGTTGATAAAACAGGTGAGGATGTCCCTACTTTATCCTTACTGGAACGCCGCAGGGCTCGCAAAGCATCTCTTGAATCAAGATGTAGAGCAGCAGCTGATTTAGTCAATGCATCTAATGAGCAATGGCTAGTGTGGTGCGACCTTAATGATGAATCGACTACTTTGAAAGAAATGATTGATCTCGCAGAGGATGTCAAAGGTAGTGATAAGGCAACTCGAAAACAGGGCATGATGTTAGGTTTTGGTTCTGGTTTCCTAAAATGCTTGGTAACAAAACCAAGTATCGCTGGATTCGGAATGAACTGGCAAAACTGCCACAATATGATATTTGTTGGTCTATCTGATAGCTACGAGCAGTACTATCAAGCACTTCGCCGATGCTGGCGATTTGGTCAGAAGCATGAAGTGAATGCTTATATCGTAATCTCTGAAAAAGAGGGCGCTGTTAAGGCGAACATTGAACGTAAGGAAGCGGACGCTATAAAGATGAGGGACGCTATGATTGCGTTAACCCGTGATGCTGTTCGTACCGAATTATCTAAAACTAGGCGAGAATCAACGGAATACAATCCATGTGTGCCGATGGTGTTGCCTAATTGGGCAGAAATGAGGGCTGTTATATGACTAAAATTTACATAAGCCATCCATTTGGAGGATTGGCTAAAAATAAAAAGAATGCCGACTCGGTATTAAAATGGCTGCAGGATGATATGGGCGTATTTCCAATAAAAGAACCTTTTGGCAGTGATACGCATAACATATTCCTATCACCTATTCATATATTGGGGCATCTGTACGATAAGGTCGATTATGAGACTGGTATAAGCTGGTGCATTGACCTTCTAAGTGGTTGTGACGCAATCATAATGTGCAACGGCTGGGAGAACTCAACCGGGTGCAATTTAGAGCTAGCTTACGCTAAGGCTCATAACATAAGAGTCATTCACATCAATGAGTTAAAAGCAGCCAAATTAACTAAATTAGCTGTTGATGCAGGCATGAATAAAGCTATAGCCTCCCTTGCTGGAGTCGCAATGCTGCAAGCGCTAAATAAGAAAGCAAAGGAGGACCTACAACGTGAACGTGCTAAATCAGTTAATTGAGTCCCGATTTGCAATCTATAATGGCGACTCAGTAGAAGTGCTAAAAGGGCTGCCTGATGATAGCGTTCATTACTCTATATTTAGCCCTCCATTTAGTAGTTTGTATGTCTACTCTAATTCTGATAGGGATATGGGCAACTCATCTACTGATAGCGAGTTTTGGCAGCACTTCAAGTATTTAATTACTGAATTACATCGTGTAATAATGCCTGGGCGATTAGTATCAGTTCATTGTATGGATTTACCACTCACGAAATCTAGGGACGGTGTTATCGGAATGAAAGATTTCCCTGGTGACATTATTCGAGCCTTCCAGGATGCTGGATTCGTGATGCATTCTCGAGTCACGATTTGGAAAGATCCTCTCATTGAGGCTACTCGTACAAAGGCGCTAGGGCTTTTACACAAACAAATTGTAAAAGATTCTGCCATGTGTAGAATGGGGGCGCCTGATTACATCGTGACGTTGCGTAAACCTGGTGACAATCCAGAACCTATTGCACACCCGGAAGGGTTTACCCAGTTTTTCGGTCAAGAGGAACCCGAGGGAATCAAAGGAATTGAAAGACCTACGCCCGATCCTGAGTTGTTTGATAAAAAGCAAAAATACAATACGGAGCCTATGTATAGCCATCAAGTATGGCGCCGATATGCTAATCCTGTATGGGCCGATATCCGTCAAACACATACTCTGAATTATAAAGCAGCTCGAGACAATAAGGACGAACGTCATATATGCCCGTTACAACTAGATACCGTGGCTCGATGCATCGAATTGTGGAGTAATCCGAATGATATCGTACTTGATCCATTTGCTGGTATTGGTACGGTCCCAGTTATGGCACTTCGTATGGGCCGTAGGGCTTTAGGTTTTGAGTTAAAAGAATCGTATTACAACCAATCAATTATTAATATTCAGGAGGAGTTAAAGAATGATTAAAGTTGAAGTTCAAGGAGTTAATGTACTAGATGTATATAATCAGCTAAAAGCTGTGTTAAATCAATTCAAAAGTTTTGTTGATAACGACAGAGCGATGGATGATAAAGCCCCTGGCATAGTCGACACAGTAGTATCTACAGTAGCGACACCTTCCGTGAACGTATCTAATCTTACGCCGCAAGCTACAAATCAAGGTGTGCCTACTACAACAGTAGCTATGCAACCAGACTCTGTATCTATGGTGACATCTAATACCTCTGTACAAGTTACTCCTACTCAAGTAGCCGTTACCGCACCAAGTGTCAACGTGGCAACTGATACCGCGGTACAATCTGCAGCACCGGTACAAACACCAGTCACCGCTCCAGTATCTCAGGAAGTTAAGAAATATACATTGCCTGAAATTCAAGCGGCACTTGCACCATTACTTGACGCAGGGAAAGCTGTAGAATTGCAACAATTAATGGCACAATTCGGTGTTCAATACTTAGGTCAAGTACCTGAGGACAGATACCCTGAATTAGTAAATGCAATTAGAAGATTGGGGGCAAGAATCTAATGGCACCTCGATCACATGCATTATTAAACGCATCGGGGTCACACCGGTGGCTGCATTGTACAGCCGCCCCTCTCCTAGAGGAGAACTTTCCCGATAACACATCTGTATATGCAAAGGAAGGAACCCTGGCACACGAACTGTGTGAGTTAAAACTACAGAAGTATACAACGGCCATGGCTAAATCCACATACACTCGCAAGTTCAACAAAATCAAAAAGGATGAGTTGTGGCAACCAGAAATGGACGATACCTCGGAAACATACCTTGAATATGTCAAAGGTGTTATGTTAGGTTGCACGGCAACTCCAGTAGTAGCCATTGAAAAACGCGTTGATTTTAGTCGCTATGTACCTGATGGATTCGGCACGGCTGACTGTATTATTCTATCCGGCAACACCTTGCACGTCGTTGATTATAAGCACGGAAAAGGGGTAGTCGTTGATGCGGAACACAATCCGCAAATGATGTTATATGCCCTCGGTGCGATTGATGCGTATAGATTACTCTATATGTTCAATACGGTCAAAATGACTATCGTGCAGCCCCGTGTTAATAATATCAGCGAATGGGAAATCCCTACGGCAGAACTACTGGAGTGGGGTAATACATTCGTCAAACCTCGTGCAGACGAGGCTATATCTGGCAATGGTAAATTTGAACCCGGTGACTGGTGTAGATTCTGCAGGGCAAAACAACAGTGTAAAGCCCGATATGATGCAAACGACTCATTGCACAGTGCGCTAGTTTCTAATCATGATCCTCGACTTATCTCGATGACAGATCTCGGTGAATATCTTCGTCGAGGGAAAGACGTCGCTGCTTGGCTCGAAGATATGAAAGACTACGCACTCACCGAATCCCTTAACGGAGTGACAGTCCCTGGCTGGAAAGCTGTAGAGGGTCGTGGTAGTCGAGCCTTTCAAGACACTGATGCTGCTATTGATACTTTAATCAAGGCTGGCATCGATGAAAGCATTCTATATGAACGCAAGACATTAACATTGGCACAGATGGAAAAGACCATCGGTAAAACCCAATTTAATGATATGGTAGGCGACATGATAGTTAAGAAAGCAGGCAAGCCTACCTTAGTTGAGGAATCCGATAAGCGCCCTCGGATTACCAATCAGCCTACTGCGGCGCAAATATTTAATATATCTAATGATAATAATGGAGGTAATTAATTATGTCATTCGTTCCACAACCAACTGAAGTATTATTGCAAAATGTTCGCGTATCCTACTGCCATCTATTAGAACCTTGGGCTAATTCCACACAGCCTGGTGCTAAACCTAGATATTCAGCTACTATTCTTTTACCTAAAACTGATGTAGCTCAACACCAAGCTCTCATGAATGCTATCGAAGCCGCTATCCAATCAGCTCGTACTAAATTCGGCGCACGTGTTCCGGCACAGCCAAAAGTACCAATTCATGATGGCGATGGATACACACAATCTGGTAAGGAGTTTGGTCCTGAATGTAAAGGTCATTGGGTATTTACAGCAGCGCAAGATGCTAGCTATAAAGTTGAAGTAGTAGATATTCAAGGTAATCCTCTCACAAATCCTACACAAGTATACTCCGGCATGTATGTCAATGTGCTCGTTCGATTCTTCTTCTATTCTAATCAATCCACTGGTATCGGATGTGGTTTGGGTCCTATTCAAAAAGTACGCGACGGTGAAGCGTTAGGTAGTATGCCTGTTGCAGCATCCTCTGTATTTGGTGCACCTCAAGGTAGTGCGGCTAATGTTTATACCGGTGCTCCAGTAGCAGCAGGTCAACCTGTGCAACAGCCAGCGCCTCAACAAGGTTATGCGCAACCGACATATGCTACGACACCACAGCAACCTGTACAACAAGCTCCTGTAGGTATTAACCCTGTAACTGGTCAACCTTACTAATAGGTGCCTGATATGAGGCATCTAAGTATTGATATAGAAACATATTCATCGACTGATATCTCATTCGGAGTGTACAAATATACTGAATCGCCTGATTTCGCCATATTACTATTTGCGTATTCCTACGACTTTGGTCCTGTTGAAGTCGTAGATTTAGCGCAGGGAGGGGTAATTCCTTACTATGTAATTCGTGATTTATTAAACCCAGATGTAATCAAGCACGCTTACAATGCGCAATTTGAAATTACGTGTCTAAATCGTGCAGGTTTACTCACATCTGTTGATCAGTGGCAGTGCACGATGATTCACGGTGCCTACCTGGGATATCCTATGGGCCTAGCCTTACTCGGCAAGGCCCTGGGATTACCTCAGGATAAGAAAAAGGACACATCGGGTAAAGCACTTATCAAGTACTTTTGTATACCATGTAAGCCTACCAAACGAAATGGAGGACGTACCCGTAATCTACCTAGACACGATATGGATAAATGGAATGCATTCATTGAGTACAACCGTCAGGACGTTGTGACTGAGATGGAATGTTATCACAGATTAGCGGTATCCCCCGTACCTGATGATACGTGGAAAGATTGGTATCTTGATATCCAAATCAATAGTAGAGGGGTGCGCATCGACCATGAATTGGTTGAGGGTGCCTTATACATTGATGAGGAAAATCGAGAAATGTTGATGAATGAGGCTTATCGAATTACAGGACTTAGCAACCCTAACAGCCGAAATCAATTACTTGATTGGCTAAACAATAATACTAATGTCAGTCTTGAGAAGTTAACTAAGGACACTGTGGCCGATGCTCTGTTGGATGCTGATGACGTTGCCGCAAAAGTGCTTACGATTCGTAAAAAACTAGCTAAGTCATCTGTATCTAAATATACGATGACTGATAGTGCTATGGGCGCTGATCTTCGTCTCAGAGGAACGTTACAATTCTATGGGGCCAACCGTACCGGACGCTGGGCGGGTCGTCTTATCCAGGTGCAGAACCTGCCGAGGAATTACATCGAGAACCTTGACACGGCTCGGCATCTTATTAAAACCAAAAACCGTCAAGGGTTAGAACTTCTATATGGCGATGTATCGGATACGTTATCTCAATTAATTCGCACCTCAATTATTGCTGAAGAAGGCAATACATTATGTGTGGCCGACTTCTCGGCCATTGAGGCTCGTGTTATCGCCTGGTTATCGGGAGAACATTGGCGGCAGCGAGTATTCGCTGAGGGCGGAGATATATACTGTGCTTCCGCATCATCGATGTTTGGTGTTCCCGTTGTTAAGCATGGCGAGAATGGTCACCTTAGACAAAAGGGCAAAGTCGCTGAATTGGCACTCGGCTATCAAGGCGGAGTGAATGCATTAAAAGCCATGGGAGCTCTTGATATGGGACTCCATGAGGAGGAATTACCTGAAATCGTAAATTTATGGCGCAACGCATCGCCTAGAATACGAGATTTGTGGTATGCCGTTGAGAATGCAGCTGTGTACACCGTTACTACCGGGAATCCTATAGGCCTTGACCACGGCATTATGTTCCGTTTGGAAATTGATCCAGTATACGGTTACCGTTATATGACGATTGAGTTACCGAGTGGACGTAAGCTATTTTATCCTAGCCCAAGCATTAAGCAAAATGCATTCGGTAAGGATGCTGTGCATTTTAAGACTAAGGTGAAAGCTGCATGGGCTACGGAAAGCACCTATGGAGGTAAATTAGTCGAAAACATCACGCAAGCAGTCGCTCGAGATTGCTTAGCTTTGACTCTGCGTCGATTGGCGGATGCAGGATATCAAATTATTATGCACATTCACGATGAAGCTGTACTTGAAGTCAACAAGGAGAATGCAGAATCTACGTTAAATGATGTTAATGCTATATTCTCAATCGCCATACCTTGGGCAGATGGGCTGCTATTATCATCCGCAGGATTTACTAACGACTATTACATGAAAGATTAGGAGGGGATACACTTGCAAAACGATAAACTGATTACCATCAGTATCGGTACGAGTCGCACATCAAAGCAATGGACCCGTACGGAGATGTTGTGGTCCGAGTTTTGTGAACGCCTCAAAATCCCCGTTCGTACAACAGAAACCGTGGACGAATACCACAGATTGCCAAAATCTGAGAAAAGCAAGCTAAAGGACATAGGCGGCTTTGTTGGTGGTACGTTAAACGGTCTGCAGCGTAAAGCTATTAACGTGTCTGGACGTGACCTGATTACTCTTGATATGGATGCCATATCGCCTGGGGAAACTGAGAACGTCGCTCGCACGATTGACAGCCTAGGCATGGCTTATGTCATCTACTCAACCCGTTCTCATACGGTGCATCGTCCACGGTTACGTGTCATCGTCCCTACTGATAGAACGATGACACCTGATGAGTATGAGCCTATCGCTCGTAAGCTGGCGGAGCTCATCGGCATTGGTATGATGGATGGAACTACGTTCGAAGCTTCTCGACTCATGTATTGGCCATCATGCCCGAATGATGCACAGTATATATATTACGTAGGTGATAAGGCGTTCTTATCTGCTGACGGTATGCTCGGCCAATACACTGATTGGCGAGATGTGCGTTCTTGGCCACAAGTACCAGGTAAGGAAGCATCGCAGCATGAAAAGCAGCTACTTGCAAAGCAAGCTGATCCGAGAGAAAAACCAGGTATCGTAGGTGCCTTTTGTCGAATATACGGTATTCGTGAGGCGATTGATAAATTCATACCTCATGCATATGTCGATGTTGACGGCAGCGAGGACCGCTTAACGTTCGTTACTGGTTCAACAGTAGCCGGGGCAGTTATCTATGATGACGATACATTCCTGTTCAGTCACCATAATACTGACCCGTGTAGTGGTCAATTGGTTAATGCCTTTGACCTTATCCGGCTGCATAAGTTCCACAGCTTAGACGAGACCGCTAAGGATGGGACACCTGGGCACAAGCTGCCATCTTACATGGCTATGTCTAAACTAGCTATGCAAGATACGGTAGTCGTTAATGAACTCAACATGGCCCGTGCTCGAGAATCGGCATCAAATGTATTTGCTGATATTATCACGGATGTATCGGCTCACGCTGAGACATCCGACCTTGACCCTAATGCGTTAACGAACGTCGACTGGATGAAAAGTTCGACTTTAAAGTACGACGAGAATGGTCGACCTAAGAACACGCTAGATAACATGCTTAAAATCATGCATCATGATCCGGCGCTTGTCGGTAGACTCGCCTATGATAGATTCGGTTCGAGATACGTGGCAAAGGGGGCCCTACCGTGGAACCCAACACCAGGACTTCGTATATGGACAGACGCAGATGATGCGGGCTTACGGTGGTACCTAGAAAATAAATATGATATCACCGGCAAAGATAAAATCATGGATGCCCTCATTATGTGCGCTGAACAAAATGGATTTAATGAAGTACTAGATTACCTTAACGGGTTATCCTGGGACGGCATCGCCCGATTAGATACCATATTCATCGACTACTTAGGGGCTGAAGATAACGTGTATACCCGTGCAGCCGCTAGAAAGTCATTTACGGCGGCAGTAGCGCGAGCGTTTGAGCCTGGATGCAAGTATGACACGATGCCAATTCTTATCGGCGGTCAGGGTATTGGTAAAAGTACTCTTATCCGCACAATGGGCAAGAAGTGGTATGCTGATGGCTTAAATACCTTTGAGGGTAAGGAAGCTGCGGAAGGCATTCAAGGTAAATGGATTATAGAAGCTGGTGAAATGGCAGGGTATTCAAGGGCTGAAGAAAACGCATCTAAGCAATTTTTAAGCCGTCAAGTAGATGTGTTTCGTCAAGCCTATGGCCGACGTACGCAAGAGTATCCACGGCAGTGTGTGTTCTTTGGTAGCACTAATCAATATGAATTCCTAAAAGATATTACAGGTAATCGCCGATTTTGGCCTATTGATCTTGAGATGACGACTCCACGAAAGAACATATTTGTTAATCTTCCGGGAGAAGTTGACCAGTTATGGGCGGAGGCTTTGTATCGGTATAAAAGCGGGGAAAGCCTCATTATCGAGGATGACCCGAACGTACTAAAACTGGCTGATGCGGCCAGAGAGGCGCACATGGAGTCAAATACCAAAGCAGGACTGATTAATGAGTTTTTATTAATCAAAGTGCCTTTAAATTGGAATGTGATGAGTCGGAGCGCCAGGAGGACGTATCTTAGCATGAATGCTAAACCTGCCGAGGGTCAAGAGTTAGTATATCGTGACCGTATTTGTGCGGCAGAGGTATGGTGGGAATGTTTTGGTAACGACCCGAGTCGCATGAAGAAGATCGAGACCAGGGAAATTAATCAAATACTGGCGGACTCCCCGTACACAATGGGCGGAAGTCAGTTGATGAGATTTGGTGAATATGGACATCAAAGAGGGTTCAGAATCAATGAGTCAAAACTGAAATTATAATGTTAACATTCTCAATTAAGCGTTAACATTCTCAGTATTTTGGTTAACATTAGAATGTTAACGAATTCGGAGAATGTTAACGTACTATGTTAACGCATAAAGTCAGTATTTATCTATATTCATATAGGTTGGTTAACATGGTTAACATTATATACTGGTAAATATCAAAACAAAGAGTTTTAAGAAAAAATACGCCCTTTACAGCCTTAATTTGAACCCTCATATACGCGTATGTAAACATGTTAACGTTTAAGAATTTCAGAGGTGAGAAATGCTAGAAAAAGATATCGAGAGAAAATTAATCGCAGGTGTCAAACGCGCGGGAGGTAAAGCATATAAGTTTGTATCCCCTGGTAATGTCGGTGTGCCTGATCGAATCGTCATATGGCCAAATGGTGTTATCCATTTCGTAGAATTGAAGACACCCAAAGGCGTACTTTCGCGATTGCAGGGTGTCCAAGCCCGTGAACTTCAAAAGCTAAATCAAAAAGTATTTGTGTTAAAAGGTGCAGATGCGGTGGCTGGTTATTTGGAACAATTTACGGAAGAATTCGGGGTGAAAGCGTAATGCAGTTTATTCCGCATGCGTATCAGCGATATTGTATCGACAAGACCGTTAATCAAAATAAGATAGGGTTATTCCTGGATATGGGTTTAGGGAAAACGATTATCACGTTATCTGCCATATACGAATTGAAGTACTCCAGATTTGCCATCCGTAAAGTGCTAATTATAGCGCCTAAGAAAGTAGCGGAGGCTACATGGCAACGAGAAGCACGAAAATGGGACGGTGTAGGTATATTAAGGATATCTACTGTATTAGGCAGCCTGAAAAAGCGTATTAAGGCTTTAAACACACCTGCCGACATTTACATCATTAATCGCGAGAATGTAACGTGGTTAGTTGATTACTACAAGAATGCATGGCCGTTTGACATGGTAGTTGTGGATGAATCTAGTTCTTTTAAGAATCACACAGCTAAGCGCTTTAAATCATTAGCCTATATGCATAACCACATCAAGCGCATGGTGTTGTTAACGGGTACGCCAGCCCCTAATGGGCTAATCGACTTATGGGCACAAGTGTATTTATTAGACCGCGGCGAGTCGTTAGGTAAAACGTACACAGGATTTAGGGATTACTATTTCGAGCCCGATCAGAGGTCACGCGAAATGGTGTACTCCTATAAACCTAAATCCGATTCAAATGACAGTATCATGGCGGCAATATCTGGGTTATGCATATCCATGAAAGCTGATGACTATTTGGAATTACCTCCAGTAATCAACGATATTAAATATGTGCAGTTAGATGCGAAAGCCAAAAAAGCCTACGAAGATATGGAACGCACATCTGTATTAGAGTTGATTGAAGCTGGCGAAGATATCACAGCTTTGAGTGCAGCATCATTATCTACAAAGCTACAACAGTTAGCGAATGGCGCCGTATATGATGGCGATAGGAACGTTCACGAGATACATGGCTGTAAGATTGAGGCTTTTATGGAACTTGTAGAACAGTTAAACGGAAAGCCTGCATTAGTGTTTTATAACTTCAAGCATGACTGTGAACGGTTAAAAGCAGCATTAGCTAAGACTAAATTAAGAGTCTGTGAACTAAAAGGTGCCGATGATGAGATAGCGTGGAATGCTGGAGAGATTGATATACTATTAGCACATCCGGCTAGTACGGCATACGGGCTTAACTTACAGGACGGCGGTAACCATGTAATATGGTTCGGGTTAAACTGGAGTCTTGAGTTATATCAACAAGCTAATAAGCGGTTACATCGCCAAGGTCAAATGGAGAAGGTAATTATCCATCATCTAATATGTGAGGGAACTCGTGATGAGGATATGATGGATGCGCTAGCCCAAAAAGACCGAGCGCAGGAATATGTGCTGCAAAGCCTAAAAGCAAGAATCGATAAATACAGAAAGGATGATTAATATGGATCAATTTATAATGGCAGGATTAATCGGGGCCATCGTGGTAATAGTGAGTTACACGACTATTCAAGTTATAGATATCATTGATAATCGAAAACACAAGACAGTATATGGGCTAACCCCGAGTAGATTGTATGAGAGACCTAATAGACCCCCGTCACCACCTGTAAGATTACCAGCTGATGAAACTTTAAAACGTTTGGCAGCCAACGAAAATCTAAAACGATTACAAGAAGTATCGACTCAATCAGGATTAACCATAGATAAAAGCAAAATCCAGCGTATAAGACCTCTAGATAACCAAAATGACGACATCAATCATCCGAGCCACTATACGCAAGGTGATATCGAGGTTATCGATTACATCGAAGATAAGAAATTAGGATATCGATTGGGTAATGTCGTGAAGTATGTATCAAGAGCAGGGCATAAGGACGATGCCATTAAGGATTTGAAAAAAGCCCGTTGGTATCTAAATCGGGAAATTGCAAAGAGGGAACAGTATGACAAAAGTCGAGCGACTACTAATTAACAAAGGGCACTATTTAGATGACACGTATCATCTTGTCATGGACATAGTTAAGGTCGTAGATAATCTCAAAGATAACGTTGCCGAGAGATTAGATGACGACCTAAGTGATGATGCATATGCCATGTGTGAAGAGATGTTTACCGCTGTTGAGCAATGCAAAGCAGACATGGTAGAAGCCATCGAGGATATTGTCGAACGTATGGAGGTAAAAGATGCAGAAGCGTAGGAGTATGGCAGATGTGATTGTAGGTGCCATACAGTCAGATTTAAGTCTTGCCATCATACGAGCCCGTAATAGGCAACTGAGGACACCTATACTAGATGATAGAATTCGTGAAAGCGGATACATCGACGGATTACTACGAGCACAGATGATTATCAGTAAATATGGAGACTATCGCATATGATGGCCAAAGAAGAACTACAAGCTGTCCGCCATACTGAGCAGCGAATGCGTGCGTTAGAGATTCAGCTAGATGCGATTAACCGAGATTTACATTCAGAAGCTATACAGATATGTGAATCAGGAGATGATATGCCACGAATCAGTAAGCACTTACAAGAATGTAGGGAGGAGCTGAACAGAGAATGGGATGAATTGATTGATTCTCGAAACAAGGTCAAGCAAGTCATCAACCAAATAGCTGACGGACAATATAGGGATGTACTGAATCTCAGATACATTAATGCATTGCCATGGGAGCAGATAGCTGTCGAACTAGGGTATTCGTGGCGACAAGTTCACAGACTTCACAAGAAAGCAATAACTGAATTTGAAAAGATGGCATAGAATGGCACACTCTTAATTTAATATAATGTAAATGTAGTAGATAGCAGGCAGTGTCTGGCCCGCACAATATGTCTGCCTGCTGCACTGCCCCGGGGTAGACCTTACTTAGTTGAGGTCTACCCTTTTTCTTATTGAGTATCGATGATAATACCTAATTGAGAAAATGAAAATTTGGAAAAGGTACTCCGCGGGCGAAAAATGGCCGCTGGTCGCCCCCGCGCGATGGTCCTCTCTCTGTGAGAAAAATTTTCCTGTTGAATGTAGAAAGACGAATTTAGAAAGGAGTACACCTATGGCGGACACAAAACCTAGAGTGAAATTTGATGCTGCAGGCAATCTGCTCGTATCCAGCACTCAACTATGTGACCTCTTGCGGGTCACTCCCGAAATTATTTCTCGACATCATAAAGCAGGGATGCCTAAAGCCTCTGTAGGTTGGTGGAATCTCCGAGAAGTCCTCGTGTATTTGGGGCAGGCAAAAGGCGATAACGCTAAAAGCAAATCCGCATCAACTCGTAAGCTAGAAGCCGAAGCTGATTATAAGGAAGCAAAGGCTGCAAGAGAAAAGAAAATGTTGGATGTGCTGAATGGCGAATATGTCCCCCGTGCCGATGTGGCACAGGCATGGGCTAATCGGATATTGGAATTAAAGACATCGTTTACCAAATTAGGTAAGCGTATCGGAAGTGAATTCACGGATCCTGAGGAACGTGCTCGTGTAGAAAAGGTGGTGAATGGCCTTGTCGAAGAATACCTCGAAAGCTACGCACGCGCAGGCGAGTACACGCCGAAAGTCAAAGCCACGGGAAAAGATAAGTCCAAAGGTTGACTGGTTTCCTGAGGAATTAGAGGCATTCAAGCCACCTGAAAGATACACCGTTTCGGAATGGGCAGATAAGTACAGGGTACTGACTAATATATCTGCTGAACCTGGACGATGGCGTACAGCGCGGACACCTTATCTCAAGGAGCCTATGGACAAATTTACGGACCCTCTTATTGAAAGCATCTCGTTATGTTTCGGGGCGCAGATAGGTAAGACGGAAGCCGAACTCAATATGATTGGATATGCGTTACATCAAACTGCATCACCAGTCATGATGGTTTATCCGACGGATACTATCGCGAAATTCGCTAGTGATAAACGTGTGCAACCGATGATTAGGAGTGTAGAGCCGCTTGCGAATATGTATGACGAAGGCAGTAAACTGCTGGAGCTAGACTTCGTTAATGGGAACTACATGGTACTTGTCGGGGCGAACTCACCAAGCAGCTTATCAAGTCGGTCAATTAAGTACTTATTCTTCGATGAGATTGATAAGTACCCAGCTTTCTCCGGTAAGGAAGCGAATCCGATTAAGCTGGCTGAGGAACGTACCAAGACATTCGTTGATAAGAAGATTGTAAGGGTATCAACTCCTACGATTGAAAGTGGCAATATTTGGCAATCCTATATGGGCGCGAATGAACGTAAGCAGTATTACGTGCCATGTCCGCATTGCGGGGTGTCGCAGACCCTCAAATTCAAACAGATAAAATGGCCGGAGGAACACCATGGCAATGCGGATATGATACGTGATACCGCATATTATGAGTGCGAACATTGTAAGCACCGTATTGATGATAAGCACAAGATGGATATGCTCCGGCAAGGCGAATGGCGGACTGTGAATGAATCGCAAGTCCGAGTTGTCCGGTCGGTTGCTTATCATCTGTCATCCCTTTATTCTCCATGGGTCACATTCGGAGATGTAGCGTATGAGTTTGTTAAATCAAAGGATAAGCCAAGCGAGTTGATGAACTTTATCAACTCATGGCTAGCGGAGCCTTGGAAATCTGCGAAAACTAAAAGCACACAAAATCTCGTGTTTACACAATCAGAAGTTCCTCGCGGTGTTGTGCCACAGCATGCACCATTACTCATTGCATCCGTCGATGTGCAGCAAGATCATTTCTGGTGGGAGGTTAGAGCCTATGCTCACGGCGTATCAAGCTACTTAGTTGATTATGGTCAAGCAAGTAGTTGGGCAGATTTAACCGAGATACTCATTGATAGAGAATATCCATCAGAGTATGGTGAGGCCCGTAAGATTGTGAGGGCCGGTATCGATAGTGGCTACCGAACAGATGAAGTATACCAGTACTGTGCACAGTACCCAGAAGTATGCGTGCCGGTTAAAGGTGATTCGTCGCACAGTCCTCTAGCACCACCGTATAAGATGAGCAGTATCGAAAAGGGCGTTATCGGAGGTATGAAGCTGTACGTAGTAAATACAGATTACTGGAAAGATTTTATATTTGCGCGCATGATACGGCCGGCCAATGAGCCTGGCACAATCCATTTATTTAAGGATTGCCCAGAGGAATATTCGGAGCACCTCCGGTCGGAGGAAAAGCAAGAAATCCGAAATGTAAAGACCGGAGCAGTTACAGTGCAATGGAAACCATTAACCAGTCATCCAACAAATCACTTGTTGGATACGTGTGTATACAACGCCATGGTGGCGGACTCGGTAGGTGTTAAATACTTACCCGAATATAATCTGGATACCGATGAGGAGGACGAAGATATGGATGATGAAGACTTTAATGCAGATAGCCGAGGTTGGTTTAGTTAAGAAGGAGGTGAGACCATGAGCGCAAGAGAAGACTTGGAGCGTATTCGAACGATAATCGAGGAAATTGAGACGAACGGATACGCCGAGATGTCTGTAGGTGGTAAGCGATTTAAGACGCATGACCTGCCGACATTATACGCCCGTGAACGTGAGTTAATGGCTCGCGTTGATGATGAGGAAGGTAATAGCACGACATCCTACGTGTCATGGGAGCGACGATGAACATACTCGATAAGGTAATAGCATATTTCAATCCAGAACGAGCTGCCCGTAGAGCATATTTCCGTAGTTCGCTTGAACGTGGATATGATGCGGCGTCAACAGACCGATTAAGTGGAGACTGGATGCCTGTATTTGGTACAGCTGAACAGGTGGCATCAGGTCAACGAGATTTGATTAGAGGGCGTGCACGTGCAGCAGAACTTAATAGTGACCTTGCTGAAAGTGTCGTTTTGGCGTTACTACGGAATGTAGTAGGTACAGGTATAAAGCCACAGTGCAAAATCAAGACCAAAGCAGGAAAGCTAAATGAAAGACTCAACAAGAAAATTGAGGATGCTTGGTCTGATTGGGTGGATAAGGAGAATGCGGATATCCGAGGAATATCTACGTTCTACGAGTTGCAAGAAATGGCTCTACGTCGAATGGTCTATGACGGGGAAATCCTAGTCAATATGACCTCCGAAGGTACAGATATACCACTATCGTTACAGCTTATCGAAGGTGAGAATATCGGAGCCGTATCGGTAAGCGAGAATGGCAACAATATTGTTAATGGTGTGGAAGTTAATAAATATGGAAGACCAATAGCATATCACGTATTCCAAACTGATCCGTTAGGGATACGGTCATTTAACGAGGCACGATTACCAAGTACTAGGGCTTTCCTATTACATAAACCGCGTAGGCCTAGTGAACTGCGCGGGGTTAGCATGTTAGCCCTCGTATTAAAGCGCATTCACGATGTAGATGAATATATGGATGCCGACCTCATAGCGGCTCGTGTAGCAGCATGTTTCGGTGCGTTTGTAACAAGTAATACTGGAAACGCTCCTATAATTTCTAATAAAACGGACGGCAAAGGTAAGAAAGTTCGTTCAATGGCACCAGGGATTATCCAACATCTACGTGCAGGCGAATCTATTTCGTTTGCGGAGCCTAAGCGAAATGCAGGAACCGCATCAGAATACTCAGCGACTCAAACAAGACGCATAGCGTCGGGCATGGGTCTAAGCGCGGACATAGTGACGCGCAACATTAGTGGTAACTTCTCCGCAGCTCGGCAGAATATGCTGGAGGACCAGCAATCATTCAAGCAGATGCAGCGTTTTATAATTGAGCATTTTTGTATGCCTGTATGGCGCGCCTTTATTGAAGCGTGCTACCTGAAGGGAATTATCCCGGCCAATGATTATGCAGCGAACCCAAAACTTTATAAGAAAGTAGCATGGCTAGCTCCAGGTTGGTCTTGGATTGACCCTGTTAAGGAAGTTAATGCTAACAAAGAAGCGATTAAGGCAGGACTCACAACGCTCGAGGATGTATGTAGTGCATCAGGTAAGGACTGGGAAGAAGTACTTGAACAGCGGAAGCTGGAACAAGACCGCATTAAGGAATTGGGTGTTGCCCTTGATATGAATGGGGACATAACGAATCTAGCGGATGATAACACCACTGATATGAAAGGAGATGATAGCTAGTGGAGAAATCTGCAAAGCAGCTCTTAGGTAAATATGCCCGAGAGGCGCAAATTACAAACATCGAAGCGAACGAAGACCGTACCGTCGAATTGTCCTTTTCTTCTGAAGAACCATATGAAAGATGGTTCGGAACAGAGATATTGTGTCATGACGAAGGCTGCGTTAACTTAGACCGATTTAATAACGGTTTAGGCACATTGCTATTCAACCATGACCGCAGCGCAGTTGTTGGTCACGTCGATAAAGTGTGGATTGAAGATAATCGCGGCAAGGCGATTGTTCGATTCGATGAAGATGATGAATCCGAAAAGATTTATCAAAAAGTGTTAAAAGGCACATTACAGGGTGTGAGTGTCGGATATGACATAAGTCGATATGAGGAATTAATCGATTCCGATTCTAAAAGTTCCAATGGCCGGTTTACAGGCCCAGCATACGTAATTACATATTGGGAACCATTGGAGATTAGTGTTGTGTCCGTCCCTGCAGATCCGACTGTAGGGGTAGGCAGAAGTGTAGAAGATAATGAGGAGGAACCTATGAAAGGTGATGCAAAAGCAAAAGGCACTGAGCAAAACGTGCCACAAGTAGTACCGGAAGTACCAGAGTCCGGAGTTAAAGGTTTTAATGCGGATGACGCTAAAAAATTGATTGCGGCAGAACGTGAACGTGTATCCACAATCACTAGCCTATGCCGTGATTTCGATGTTGACGGTGTAGATGAATTCATCAAATCCGGCAAATCTGTTGCCGAAGTTCGTGAGGCAGTAATGGATGCGTTGCGTGAACGCAATAAACCAGTATCCGTTAAAGTTGGTGAAGCAGATTCTGATAAGTTCCGCATGGCTATGCAGGACGCTTTGATGATGTCTGCGGGCATCCCAGTTACAAATCCTGCACCAGGTGCAAATGAACTTCGTTCTATGTCCTTGATGGAATTAGCTCGTGAGTCTTTGGTTCGGGAAGGCTTAACCGCTAACTATGCTGACCGATTGGAATTGGCACGTGAGGCGATTAACTCCACATCCACATTCCCAATTGCTTTGTCTAACGTAGCAAATAAATCCTTGGTACAAGGTTATGAAACCGCACCGGCTACATTCGATGCGTGGACCGGCAAAGGTAGTAACCGTGATTTCAAACCGGCAAAACGTATTCTACTTTCTGAAACAGCTGAATTGAAACTCGTTCCTGAAGGCGGACAATTCAAGGATTCTAAGTTGGAAGAAGCTGGTAACGATGTTCGTGTATTTACATACGGTCGTACGTTCAGCTTAACACGACAAGCTATCATCAATGATGATTTGGGTGTGTTCAAAGATATCGCTTCCAAATTTGGCCGTTCTGCAAAGGATACCATCAACAGCATGGTGTACGGGTTGCTAACAGGTAATACCGTATTGAGTGACGGTAAAGCGCTATTCGGTACTAACAGAGGCAACTTGGCGGCTGCTGGTGCTGAATTAAGTGTTGCATCTTTATCTGCGGGTGTAGCGGCAATGCGTCGTCAAAAGCATATTGGTGAAAATCGCAATTTGAACATCGCACCTACATATTTGATTATTCCGCCAGAACTCGAAGCATTGGCTTATCAATTGGTTAAATCTACCGCAGACCCTGCTCGTAATAATGATACAGATAACCCATTCAGTGGTCGATTCACTATCGTCGTAGATGCAGCATTAACGGATCCACATGCTTGGTATTTAGCCGCACGTCCTACAGATGTTCAAACCATCGAAGTAACGTACTTAAATGGCGTTGAAACGCCTCGTTTAGAATCGCAAACAGGCTTTAAAGTTGACGGCATCGAGTACAAAGTAGCAATGGATTGCAACGCAACTGCGCTCGACTTCCGCGGTTTGTATAAAAACCCTGGTAAATAATTAGTAATTGATTTAGGAGGTAATTAGATATGGCACAATTCATTCAAGAATTAGATCGCATTGATTTTAAAAATACAGCATCCGATATGATTGCCGTAGGGGATATTGTCCCTATCGGCAAAATGCATGGTGTTGCAATTACAGATATCGCACCTAATGCCGTGGGTGCAGTTAAGGTAACAGGCTGCTTTGAAGTAGCGGCATTGGCTTCTGATTCTTTTGCAGTAGGCGATAATGTGTATTTTGACAAAGCACAAAAGCGAGCATCTAAAACAGATACTAACCCAGTATTAGGTGTAGCTATCACAGAAAAGCGCCCAGGCACTACAGTGTTAGAAGTCGCACTTGTGCCAAATGTGGAAAAGTAATATAAAGGCGGGCATATGCCCGCCCATTCCATAGGAGGTAATGCATTATGAAATTAGGGTATAAGCCTAATGCGCTGCTTTCTGTATTCGGCGAAAAGATTACTTACAAGGGCCAATCCATAAAAGCTAGCGTGGAGATTGGCGAATATGATGGCAAAGGTTCCGGATTTGTCGATAAAGCATTAGCAGATAAAGCTCAGATTTGGGTGCGTGCTAAGGATGTTCCTGAACCACGATCAAAAG